GCTGGCGTTGCGCGTAGATCACCGACCCGACGCCCAGCTCACCCACGGCGAGGCCGTTGGAGTTTCTAACCACCCCACCCGGACCCGTCGTGTAGCGAACCGCGTCATTCGGCTCCCATTCGCCCGCTCCGAGATACCGCCACGACTTGATGGCCGAGTCTGGTGTATCGACGACATCGCCCACATTGTAGGCGGCGGATGAAGACGGCCTCCCGCTGAGTCGTGCGCTGTTGGTCATGTGAGCTCCTTAGATTCCGAAAGTGGTTCGCAGCATCACGCGCGGCCAGACGAACGTCAGCGTGATCCATGCGTTTAGGTTCGCGCGCATGGTGGTCTCGACCGCTTGGTTCCAGCGGCAGTAGTCGATCACCAGCGGGCGGGAGTGCGCCGCCTTCCAGCGGGCAAGGTCAGTTACCGGTGCCAGCACGTTCGTTCTCCGCGAAACTCCAGGCCGGGTAGATGTACTGGCTGTGCCGGTGCGCACACTGGCGGCATGCCATCGGGAGTTCCTGGTAGCTCATGAGCGGGACTCCAGTGCGCGCTGTTTTTCCGCCGAGCCGCGAGAAGACCCGAGCCAGTAGGCAATTGCGGTGGCGAATGCGCCGAGCAGTTGCCCCGCAATGAGGTACAGCACTTCCTGATTTTCGGCGGGCATCTCCATGGTAAGGAGCGCCGCGCCAAGGCTTGCGACCATGCCGGCAAGGAGCAGAGTCAGGAAGCCGGGCATCCAGTGGCTTTGATGGGCCGTGCGCGCCTGCTGCACGTCGAGCAATTGCGCCTCGTACTGCTGCGCTGCGAGCGATGCGATGACCTCGGCGTGCCGTAGTTCGATCTCGCGCAGCTTCACCGCAGCGTCCGGGTCGCCTGCGATCACCGCAGCCACGTCGGCGGGCCGGGCTTTCGCGCCAAATGCCGCAGCCACCAGCGAACCAACAGCACCGCCAGCAGGACCGCCAAGCGCCACGCCAAGCGCCGGGGCCATCGCAGCAATCGAGACGCCAACCTCTTTCCAGTCCATGTCATGCTCCGAGCAGGTTGGATGCGATGCGGCGGGACCATCCGCGGCCAAAGTGATCCCACTTTTCAAAGGCGTGCTCGAAATTCACGGCTTGCCCCCGGCTTTTTCGGTCGTAATCCGCATGAGTTCGGTACGCAGTAGCCGCAGTTCATGCTTCACGTCTGCCGCCAGCTCTCGCACCTCTGCGGCGGATCGGCTGTTTTCCTGCACCTGAACCTGCATCTTCTCTTCGAGGATCGCCACGCGCCGATCCATGTTGTTCGCGTAGGCGAAGAGACTGCCGGCGATGACAAGGGTCGTAAGAAGATGGGAGACGTTGAGGGTTTTATCGAGGTGCCAATTCCTGCGGTCGACTTCGGTTGTGGGGCGAACACTGTCCATCATTTCGCTCCGCTGTGCATCGCCTCGCAATATGCAGAGCGGGCGGGAAATTCGGGGAGGACTGCTGCCGATCCGATCGCCGGGGTTTCGGATGGTTTGTGGTCGAGGATGATTTTCGGCATGGCAACAGTCCAAACTGGTTTTGCCGCAGTGTTGCCGCCATGCCGTCGATCATCCAGCCCTACAGGGGGCCTATAGCCATGCGACGACATGCTGCGGCTCGTCTTCGCGCGTGTCCCGGCGAAGGTCCGAATCCGGCCGGCGACCGAAGTAGCGCGAGAATTCGGCTTCAGCCTGTGCAGCCCGAGCAGGGTCGAATAGCTCCCCATCCGGCTTGCTGAATGCGCGGTAGAGCGCCCAATGAACAAGGTGGCGATGATGGATCGCAGGGATGCCCGGCTCGTCGGTGTCGTCGGCCATGGAATCGACCGGGACGCGGTAGGCTTCGAGCAGCACTTCGCCATCCACGGATGGGGCGGGAACAAGCTGCAATCTGTCTTCTTCCTGAATCACCCATCGCGGGGTATCGGCCGGCATGTCTCGCCAGTCGGTGACGTTGGCGTCCATCCATTCGCGCGTGCGCAGTGCCAGGGGGGCGCGGGTCGTTGCGCCCGTCGCGCGCCATGCCTGATAGCTCAGTTCGTAGATCGCTGGATGCAGGCTCAGAACGGCGTCTCCGGCCGTCACGTCGATTGCGCACAGCGACGGATGGGATTCCGCCGTGGTGCGCAGCAGTCGACCACGAATTGCGGCCTCGGCATCGGCATCGTTGTAGAACTCGGCCAGCTCTTCGTCGGTGCAGAACCCCGGCAGGATCGTGTCGTGTGCGGCAGTCCGGTAGCGCGCGATCAGCTCGGCCAGCGTCATGTCAGCGCGCTCCGAATTGCTCGATCAGGCTTACGACTTCGGCGCGCAGTTTGTCGAGCCCGCGGCGCTTGTCCAGGTTGACTTCGTACTTGAGCGCGTAGGCCTCGAGCGCGTCCTTGTCCATGCTGTCGATCAGCATCAGCATGGATTCGGTCTCGGTGCGCTCGTCCTGCTCACGCTGGGCATGGGCTGCAATGACGGCCTCGGCGTCGCCGGGCTGCTCGGTCAGGTCCGCAGCATCGGCGCGGCTGAATTCGGCAAAGCGCAGGAGCGTCTTGGCGTCGCGCTCGGGCACGCGCTTGGCGTCACCCGGCTCCCACTCGTTGCGCAGCGGCGTGCGGTCCCGATAGCGCTTCCGGCCCTGGTATTTCACGGCGATGAGTTGCATGCTGTCCTCTCGTGCAATCGGCCAGCCAGGGATCGCCCAGCCGGCCGATTCATGGCAGTTACGCCACGCCTTCGTTGATGGCGAAGACGATGATTTCCATCTCCGACGCCTTGGCGTTGGCTGCGACCGCAGTGGTCAGGGTCAGCCACGCCTCTTTCGGCAGCGTCACGCTGGGGTTGCTGGTCGCGTTGCGGTAGCGGCCGGCGGTCGCCACGGTGATGCCGGTGCCGAAGAAGTCGTCGTCCTGCGGCACGTCCGTCGAATCCACGCCGTCGGCGTAGGCAAAGCCCACTTTGGCGGTGATGGTGGCGGTCATGCCGGTCTTGACGACGATCTCGCTGTCGATCAGGCGAAAGCCCGCCGGCAGAAGGCCGATTTTCACGGTGTCGCCCAAAGCGACGGCCGCGGTCGAGTCGCCACCCTTGACGGCGCCCGTCGAGGTGGTCTCGAGCACGTAGCGGAACGCGGTCAGGTTGCCGTAGGGCGACGCGCCGAGCTGGTTGGACGGGTCGGGGATGCCGAGCTTGGTGATGGTAGCCATGGTGTTTCGTTCTCCTTGGCGGGCGCCACCGGGTCAGGCGGCGCCCTGTTGCTCAGGTGGTCGCGTTAGTTGCGCGCGGCGATGATGGGCACGGCGGTGTCGATGGCGACGATGCCGTGGTCGGTGTAGTGCTTCACGCCGTTGCCCTGGTCGACCAGCCAGCGCACCTTGCTGATGCCCTGGATCGCACCGATCAGCAGCTCCATCTTGTCGTCGTGGTCGAACTCCTTCTCCTTCCAGAAGAAGGGCATTCCACCATGACCGCTCGCGGCGAACGCCTGGGCGATCGCCTGACCGCCGAGCAGGATGGCGCGGTCGATCGCGTGGGTCGTGCCGAAGCCGGCCGGCACCGTCGCGGTCGCCTCGGTCTCGGCGGTATGGCTGGTGCAGTAGCTGATGGCGTCGCCCGCGTAGAAGCGGATCGGCTTGGGCATCTTCATGATGAGGACGCCGTTCCACAGCCCGCACTCGCCCAGGAACAGCGGGTGCTGCTTGGCCTTGCTCGCGCGCGCCAGGGCGTTGGCCTGGAACTGGCGGAAGTTCGGGTCTTGGGCGAACGAGTGGTACTGCGCCGGGCTCACCAGCAGGACGCGCAGCGGCGAATCCTCGGCCACCACGTCGCCGGGGATCTTCACGGCCGGCGGCGGCAGGGCGATCGACTCCATGGTGGTGCGGATCGCGTCGACCACGTCCATGCTCAGAACGTCGGTGGTTGCCATATCCACGTCGCCGCCGGACAGCGCGAACGGGATGATGCCGTTGGTGCCGTCGGCGATGAAGTGGCGGTTCTTCGTCGGCGCCTTGACCGGGTTCACCGCCATCGCGGCAAACTTGGCATGCGAGGCGACCGGGATGCGCCACTCGATATTGTCGTGGAAGCCACGCGCGCCGGCCATGTGCACCAGCAGGGACTGGTCCATGTAGCTGTCCATCAGCGACTGCGCGACCGGGCGGCCCAGGCGGCGGAAATCCACGGGCGAGCGGATGGTCGTCATGGTGTCGCCGAGATCGACCGGGAATCGCGCCTGATTGACGCGCACGCGGGCGGTGTCGTAGCTCAGGCCAGTGCCCTTGCCCTCGGCCGTCTCGCTGCCCATGATCGGGTAGGCGCCGACGGGTTGCAGGAACTGGAATTCCACTTCGTCGCCCTTGCCGCGCGACAGGTCCATGGTCTTGACGATCGGGAGGTCGGTGCTGGTCTGCTTGCGCACGACTTCCCCGGCGCCGGCCTCGCCCTTGGGCATGGGGCCGGACAGGCGGCCCATGGTGCTGTTGCGCTGCATCGCTTGGGCAAACAGGCCCGCGGCGAGGACGCGCTGCTTATCCGCGGCGGTGGCCGGGACGTTGGTCTTGGTGGTCATGTTCGATGACTCCTATGGATTCAGATGAGGTTGTCCAGCAGGGCGTCGCGCTGCTCTTGGGTCATCGCGGCCATGCGGTCGAGCAAGGCGGCGGTGTTGCCGGCGGCGGCGAGGGTCTGCTGCGTTTCGTCCATGGGCGCCGCTCCGGGCACGTCGGACAGGGAGTTCGGCACACGACGGACAGGCGCCTCCGGCGCGGAGCGTGCGGTGCTGGTATTGGGTTGCGGCGGCTTGGTAGCGCGGAAGGCGTCGAAGACCTCGATCACGTCCTTTGCCGCGCCCTTGGTCAGTGCGTGCTCGACGCCGGCCTTGGCGAAGGCGGGCAAGGCGTCGCGCCACGCGGCGAACTCGGCCGACTCGACAATCTCGTCCGCGTCCTTGTGGGCGGCGTAGATGGCGTCGTAGTGGGCGCTGGTCGCCGTCTTGGCTTCCTGCGCACGCAGCGGTGCGAGCCGGTCATCCAGTGCGGCCATCAGGCGCTGCTCGACCTGGGCCATCGCGCGGCGATTCAGCTCGGCCACACCCTTTGCCAAGTCCTCTTCGGAGAAGTCGCCGAAAATCGACAGATCGACGCCGTCGGCCATCGCCTGAGTCGCGGCAGCGAGGTTCGCGTCGGTCGCGGTCTGCGCCTGCCCGGCGTTCGCGCGGTCCTGCGCGTCGGCCTGCACGGCGGCGAGGTTTCGCTGCTGGGCGCTGGTCAGCTCGGCAACCTGCTGCTCGAGCTGCGCGATGCGGTCCTGCGCGGCCTTGCGGGCTTCGCGGGCCTCGGCCAGCTTCTCGTAGGGGATCGTGTAGGCGCCGGACTTGGAGAGGATCGGCGCGCCCTCGACTTCCGTCTCGGTGCTGGCGTCGTCCTGCTTGTCCTGGCCTTCGGGTGCGGCGTCTCCGGTCGCGTCGTCGGTGACGGCGGCGTCCGGCTGCTCGGTGGTGGCGTCATCGTCCTGAAGCGTCCCGTCCAGGGCGGCTTCCAGGAGTTCGGAGGCGGTCATGCTCATGTGCGCTTATCCAAGCTGCG